GTGCCTCGTTCTTTGCGCTCTTGCTTCCACACATCCCACGCCTCTGCAAATTGCTTGGACTCAAAAGGCAACACCACCCCCTTCTCTTTTATTGTATTGTTCTTTGTTCTTTCTCTTGTATTAGTAGAGGTATTATTTGGGGATGCTGCCTCCCCATTTTGGGTACTCTGCCTCCCCATTTTGGGGATGCTGCCTGCACGAGTAGTGACGCATCTTACTCGTCCATTGAAAGTTACCTCTACAAAACCCCGGTTGGCGAGCTTGCGGAGGGAACGTCCGATGGTGTTGCGGGAGATTCCGTACTCGTCTTGGATAGTATCGTTTGACTTCATGAACGACCGCCCGTTGCCCGTGAAGCTGTCTATCTCAGCGAGCAAGGCTTTCTCTACAAGAGTCAGGTCCTTGTCCAACCAAATCTCTGCGGCTATCCATACGCCCTTAAAGTTTCGCTCCATTCTCGTACAGGTTTATGGCCTTAAATATCTGCAAAGCAACTTGAGGCACAATGGCGTTGCCATACGCTTTTATGCTTTCCCTTCGCCACCTTGGAAAGGTAATGCCGTCCAATTCTTTGGGAAGCCCATCATCTCCTCCACAAACAGAGGGGACAGTTGGGAACTCTGACCAAGATAACATCGCAAGCTTTTGCCGCCTTGTTCGTACTGCGTCTTGTGGTCTGCTCCCGTCGTCGGTGTCGGAAGCATTTGATGTTCTGCCATATCCTGCAAATTCAAGCCCTGCACTCTTTTCCCGTTTTTTATCTTGTTCAAACCTTCGATTTGCTCCTTTTTTGCTATTCCTCCGTATTGAACCACTGGGGTCGGTAGCAGTCCCACCACTTGGGTCGCAAGATTGGGCACCGTCGTCCCGTTGTCGTACTTCTCCATCTTCGCTTTGAACTTGTCCGTGTCCATCACTTCTTCTCGCGTTGTCGGAGTGACCAATAAACCAGACGCGATTTCTTCGGTGGGGAGCACCGACACCGCAAGCTGGAAGAAGGAACGGTTGTACGGAGTACCCTTCAGCTTCCAAGTCAGCGCACACCTCTTCGAAGACCACCCCTCCATTCCAATTAACAAGGCCGCGAACGTTTTCGCCCACGACGTAGCGCGGGGCGCATTCTCGAATAACGCGCAGCATCTCTGGCCACAGGTGGCGCTCGTCCTCCTTTCCCTTTCGCTTTCCTGCGGTAGAGTAGGGTTGGCAGGGAAAGCCTCCTGTGAGTATATCAACTCGTCCAGCGTAAGCTGTCGCGTCGAGTTCTTTGACGTCTTCATGTTGTATGGCGTTTGGGAAGTGATGTTTTAAGACCTTGCGCGGGAACTCTTCCCACTCGCAGTTAAAGACGTTTGTCCAGCCCATCCACTCGGCGGCAAGGTCAAAGCCTCCAATCCCGGAAAAGAGAGACGCGTGATTCACGTCTCCCGTATTGGTTCAAGCTCTTTGAGCTCGTGCTCTCGGTACTCCACCTCTCCATGAAGCTGGAGGTACGTGGTGTTCTTCTCCTCCACAATCTGCTTGGAGTGCTTGAGGATGCCCCGAGGGTTATAGCGTAGCCAGTTGCCCACCGTCTGCTCTGTTACCCCTAGCTGTGCGGCGCACTCTTTCTGCGTGCCGTAGTGCTTCTTAATAAAGTCTCTCATGCCTTAGTGTATTTGATAAGTCCCCACATCAAGCTAATTTCTTTCACGCTGCTTGTCTTGCGTGTATACTTGCCTTGCACGAGCTTATGCTGTGAGCCCCGCTTGCGCATAAGGTTATTTTCAACACGCTTCTGCTGAATTGCGTTTGGAGTTCTGCCGAGTTCGTGGCCTATCATCTCGTCTGTCAGGCCGTCTCTAAATCTTGTTTTTAAGGTGCGGAGCTGTTGCTTAGTCCACGTTGTTCTTTCGTTTTTCATTGTGCGTATTTGTAAAGGTTTTCAATAGTTTCATTCTGTTTTGTGGGAGAGTCTATCTGGGCCCAAGTGTGGGGGGTGGCCTGCATACTTGCAAACCATTCTCCCCCGTTCCACTTGACTACGCTGTACACGTAGCCTGTGCCCATCTCCCATGCGCAGAGGTACCATCCCTGCTCTGTCGGTTCTCCGGTTTGCCACATCACACCTCCACCTCTTCTTTGATGACACTGCGAGCCTTGAGCGCGAGCCGGGCAAGCTGCATAAGGATAGAGTCGTATCCCTCCTGTGTGGGGTTTCCTGCGGCTTGCATGGCGCATCCTACGGCCCAGCTTGCCACGATGCCTTTTACGTCGCTGTTGCTTCCTACCTTGGCGCCCCCTGCGCCCTGCTGGAAGCCGGGCTTGTCAAGTTTCAGGCGCGGTCCCCACTTGGTTTGTTGGTGTTCCTTAACGACTACCTCGTCGCCAACCTTCCACTTGTCAGGGGTCATGGCGTTGACTTCGCCTACCATGCCGTTGTCGAGAATAACATCGAACTTGTGGAAGGTCTTTCCGTTGTGTTCAAACGTGCCTTGTGCAGTCACGCTTTGGATTTTTACTTGGTCCATTGTGTTATGGGTTTGAATTAGTTTTATCTTCTTGACGCGGCAACCCGGAGGCACCTTGTCCAATGCTTTTTGTTTGGCCTCTGCTTTGTCGCGTGCGGTGACTGTGAACTTGTCCCAGTCGTCATGGTCGAAGCCAAGGATGTATACAACCTCGTAAGTGTTCATCCTTTGAGGGAGTTCTTAAAGTCAGACCAAAGGCCGTCAAACTTACGCTTGAACTCGTCCGCGTCGCGTGCTACCTCTTGGCGGGTAAAGTTGGCCGTCCACTCGTTAAAGTCCTCGGCAGGTTGGTCAGGATAGACCGTGTGGGAAATTCCGTTGGGCTTCAGCATTACCATTCTTTTTTAAGGTCTAAAAACTTAGCTATCTCTGCGCGGAAGTCGTCAATCTCTCCGAGCGTCATGTCCTTAAACTCGTTGCCTCGGAGGCGTGTGGCCACTTTCCACGCGAGGTCTTTGCCTTTGGTGCTTGTCTTTTGCATCGTGTTTGGGTTTAGGCATAAAAAAAACCCCCAAAAATTGGGGGTATATAATTAGAATCCAACAAAGTAGGGGTTTTCCTTTTTTGCCGCTTCACGAAAGTCAGCCAAAGACATTGCGCCTTTAACAAAATGACCTTGGAGTCCGCCGTGCTTATACGTTGGAATAGGTAGCCACCAATCAAGCCACCAACCCGTATTTGGGTTTCCGCTAAGTTTGAATTGGTACTCAGGACTTGTGTTTTCCATGTCAGGAAACGGGGTTTGTGTTTTGTTCATGTGGTAAAGGTAACAAACTCTTTTCATTCTCCAAGCCTTCTCAAAACTTTTTTTTCATCGCACAAGAAAAAAGGGCCCCCGACGTTTCGGGCGACCCTTTCTACCTGTTGAATGAAACACTAACCCTGCCTCTCAAAGAACGAGAGGCACAATGGCGTTATGCCAACGCCTGTTAGAACGATGCCCTCCCAAGATAGGCCATACTCATGAATCTGCCAAAGAGCCTCGGCAACAATTGCGCCTCCAATGGTTCTCTTGGCGCTCCATCTTTTGAGGTCTCCCTTGGTCTTGAATACCTGCGTGACGTCCAAGCCACCCAGCAACCTAACCCACGGGTTCAAGTTGCCTCTCTTATTGTCCATACATACTCGTCGGAGCGTTCCTTGACCGTGGCAAACCAACCCCCAAGGCGCGGTGTAGAAAAGTTCTTTTCCACGGCCCACCCTGCCCACCTATCTCCGAGCTTCTTGTAAGAGCCAAGGCGTAGGTGGTGGACAGTTCTCTGGGTCAAATTCATGTTTTGGGTGATGCGGTCAACCGTAACGGGCAGGTGCCACTTTTGGTGGTCGTGACCGCGCACAATAATATCCGCATCGGGGAAGTCTTTTTGGTCGATGTCAGCTCCGAGGATTCCTTTGGAGCGCTTGGCGCCTCCCCCGTACCCGTGGTGGTAGTGTACGTTGAAGCGTTGCGCAGACGAGCCGTTGCGGTTTGCCTGCATGACAAGCCAGCCCGCGTAACCTCCCACCTCTACGTGACCACCTGCCGCGTTGATGATTTGCGCTACGCGGTCAATGGGTGAGACCATCATCCTCTTCTCGATGTTCGTCTCATGGTTGCCCTTAGAGATAAACTTGATAACGTCAGCGTACTTGGAGAGCTTGCTGCCTACGTCGTGGATAACCTCGTCAACGTACACACACGACTTGTACTCGGGGCGCAGCTCAGAGTAATTACCACGAGGGTCCCACCTGCCCTGCATAAGGTCAAAGAGGTCGCCAAAGATGAACACTCCCGCACCCAGCTCACGCGCCTCGTCGAGGTGTCGGTGTAACCTTTCCCGGTCGCACTTCGTAGAGTCGTAGTGGATGTCTGAAATGAAGAGGAAGTGTTGCTCCCCTCCACGCTTCTCGACGTTACAATCGACAGCGTGAACGGTGCGGGCTTTACGTGTAAGTTCCATGAATTAGAGATATACCCAAAGTGAGTTGCTGGGCTTGTTAGGGTCGAGGTCTATATGCACAAAGTCGGGGCCTAAGCCTAAGCGATGGAAGCCCGCGTCAAGGAGGGCTTCTACCAAAAGGAAACGGCGCTCTGAGTTGGGTACTGCGATGTCCGCCGCATATCCGAGAAGGTGGCTGGACTGACGCGAGCCGCCTACCTTCTTGTTGTGTTCCACCGACCGAAAGCCCGAGGTGATAACCATAGGATACCCGTATATGTCGCGGGCAATATCAAGCATTTGCACTACCTCGGGCTCCATGAGCTCACCCGAGCCGGGGCGGTCGGGACTGTCGAATTCTGAGAGCTTGAACCACTTGTACATTCACATCCCCTTTTTAGCAAGTAAGACCTTGAGCTCGTGGATACCCTCTACGCACTCTTTAAGCATTGCCTTTAGCTCGCTTTGGTCGCTCTCCAACCTATACACGCGGCCTTTGAGTTTGGCTACCTCTTGATTGAGAGTAACCCACACACCTACAGCGGCAAATAGCGAAGGAATCAAAGTAGAAAGCACGTCGTAATTCATCTCAAAACCTTGGTATATAGTGTTAGTCCTTGAGGAGTCACGATGCGCATAAGATAAATACCTTGCGCTTGTGGTGCAACCTCTCTTCCATTGATGTCGATATAGCTTGCGTCAAACCCCATCTCCTCTACTTCGCGCAGGGTGGGTGGGGGCAGCTCGTTGCCTTCGCAGTCCAAGCCGTAAACCTGCAAGAAGTTGGCGAAGTCCATAATATCTACCACCATATCCCCGTCGGTATCGCACACGCACGCGGGGCCAGCCTGCCCGAGCTCTCCGCAAATCAAAAGGAGGTCGTTAAGTTGGCGCTCTCCGTCGCCGTCAAAGTCGCCGATACAAGGGTTTTGGTTTTCCTCGTTATCTACAAGGTCTTCATATCGAGCCTCAACACACAGGTCGTACTCCCATGCGTAAGAGGGGCCGCCGATGTCGCCAATCATGTGCTCAAAATTGTCTTGCTCACATAAGATATTGAGGCCGCACGAGTCAGAGAACGCGGTCATGTGGTAGGAGTAGAGCGTGTCTACGTCCAACCCTTTTTCTACATAGACATCTACGCCGCACACGAGGCCCTCATAAGCGGGGTTGGTGTTGTCGTACAGCTCCTGAGTTGAGGCGTACCCGTGGTGCCTAAACCAGCCGCCGTAACAACCCTCCGAGAGGCAAACTTCGTCGTGCGTGAAGTAGGGCTCGTATGTCATACCATTCTCGAAGGTGTCGTACAGTTGGTTTGTATTAGAACCTCCGGCGGCGTACCACTGCTGACCCGTATAGAAGGAGCTTGCTTGCCCCTCTTTGTACAGTTTCCACTGCTCAGACTCAGGCCATGCGTCGTGTTGAATAACGACGTTAAACGTAGCCAAGGGGCGCGGGCTGTATTGGAAGGTGCTTACGTTGTTGTCTGGGTTAGCATCGGCCACCACAAGCACCACAGCCTCTCCGATATAGTCGCCGTCATAAGGCACAGTCATCTCGTTGCCTTGAATAGATACGATGGTCATGGCGGGAACATCTACAAACGTTTCATACGTCTGCCCGTTGAGGTTAACCGCTACCTGTGCGCTCTCGGCGTCAATGGCTGAGAAGTTGGCAACCTTTACCACAGGGACGAAGATGTCGTCGCACCTGCGCTCGTTACGGACGGAAAGTATCTGCACGTCCAAGAAGTTGGGGTCTGTACATTCCCCCGACTGCCACACACTTGCTCGGTATCCGTTGTTCAGAATAGCGTGCATACGCAGCACCTGCCCCGTTGTAAAGTGGTCGCGGCACGTGTTGGGCGTGTAGTCCATGTGGTTCGTGTAGTCTGCCGCCTCACAAGAGGGGTTGTCACACGAGTAATTGATAAAGGTGGGCGGGGTATCGCACACCCGGTCGCCTTCGCTCTCACAGTCGGCTTCTAGGGCCCCACATTGCCCCCCGTTAAAGGTGTGAAATAGGCCGCAGTAGTGGCCCATCTCGTGCGTTATCGTAGAGGTGGTGGCGCTGGCCGCTCTGAGGTAGATGCCGTCCCAAGGTCGAGTAGCGGGGTTTTGGTTAATCCACGAGAACCCGGCTATACCTGCTCCGAGGCTTTCAAAGACGTGAACGTTGCAAACATCTACCGGAGAGGTACCTGCAAGGTCTACGGCTTGCATGGCTTGGAAGTAGAGAGGGTTGTCGTACACCGGGTCCTCTGTTGGTAGGTTGCTCCAATCGTTGAAGAAGTTGCCCTCGGCGCGACAAGGCACAAGGCCAGTCCCTAACATCTGCTCTTGCAAAAGCACAAAAGCAGAGTCGGCTTGCTCTGCTGTTATCGCCCCGTTGTAAGAGTGGAACGAGATAGGTAGGTACTTAACGAAGTAGTCGGAGTTCCTGTTGCCGGACCTTCGCAGTTGTAGCCAGTCTTCAAAGTCGTGGTCTACGTGGGCACATTCGGCGCCGCAAACCTGACCAAGTGCAACGGAAGAAACAAGGAAAAGGAGAAGGGCGAAATATCTCACGGCTTTGGCTTTTGGGGTTTGGGCTTTTCTTTACTGAGCCACGCCTGCAAGAGCACTATATTCTCTTGACGTGTCAATCGTAAAAGATTTTACGTGCGAAGTCAGGGTCTAAACGGTCGTACCCGCCCGAGATGGTCATGCCGTTCTGATAATACACCTGCGTCTCTGGGCTCATGTCGGGGCCGTTGTTGCTCTTGTACTCAGGGAAGAGGTTAGAGTTGTTACAGAGGTACTCTACGAGGCGCGTAGTGTAGAACTGCGCGTTCTGTCGTGCGTTCTCAATCTCTCGGTGCAGGTCGTCTTCACCGATAGGGGAGGTATTCTCCGCGCTGCGGATAACGAGGCCCCCGTTGTCTAG